GATGGCTCATTAACCATGCGCCGCACACGGGCGATTTGTGCCGACGTTGCCGTCATGCTTGGCTCCTAGAGACGGATATACTCAACAAACAGTTTCCCCGCGAGGCCCACGGTTGTAGCGCTGCCGGTGAACGTGATATATGTGGTACTTGTCCACTTGGCAGTCGGACACTCTGTCTCGGCAACTTGAGCGGCGGGCCCATAAATAACCTTGCCGCCCACCGTCGCCTCTATGACATCCATAGCCGATATGATGTCAGACGTCTTGGCACCCGAAGCGCCCACGCCAATATCCAGATTGGCCGCGCCGGTGCTGCCGGTCGTGAATTGCAGAAATGCACGGGTAATAGCAACCGTACACCCTTCTGGATTTGCAATCTCTCCAACGCCCGCGTTAGCCGCTGATGCAACGCCGGTGATGTCAATTTCAAGCATTCCCTTCTTATCAGGGTCGGTACATATTGCTACTGTCATGTTTTATTCTCCTTTTGTTCTTACGCTATGCCTCGTTTTGTTCTTATGCCTCGTTGACGGTTGCCATCAGCAACCCGCTCTGAGTGCCAGTGCCGGTTTCGGCCTTCAACACGTAAGTCAGTGGATCGGCCACAGCAGTACAGCCGGCAAACGAGTTATTTTGGCCGCGCATATAGATGCTATGCACTACGGCACAGTTGTCATCGATACCAACCGCGAGCACGCCACCAGGCTCAGCGTCCGGCTGGTTGGCAAACAGGGTGTTCTCGAATTCCACCATCCAGCCCTCGTTGTCGATGTCTACGTCGGTGTATACCAAGACGTGCGTGGTTACGGACGCCCAGCTCAAGAATTCGCAATCAATGAACCGGCAGCGTTGATTGTCACCAGCGCCCTTGTAAAACCATAAGTTGCGTGAAGCACCTGTGCGGAGGCTGGTCTGTTGCCCGATTGTGCAACGCTTAAACGTGCTCTCACCGCCGCTTATCTTGAGTGAGTAGGAAGCCGCGGTAGTTGAGAATGGAACCATGAAGAATACATTCTCGAATAGGCAACGTTGACCAGTCACGGTCGCCACACCCATCGCACCAGTTGCATACTCATTACCGAATTGCAAGTTCTTGAACATACAGCCATTGCCAGAGATGAGGATCATGTTTGTGAGCGTGGTTGCAGTTGCTCCAACGACACGGCAACGTTGACCCAGGCCAGGCAATTCACTGCCGATGCCGATCAAGTGTGTGTAGTCTTTGTCCCACGTGATCTGGGCCGCTGGGTTATCTGCCGTGGCACGTGCCAGGAAAAGCACAGTGTCATGACGATTAGCGACACACAAATCCTCCGCCGCTTCCAAGGATTTGAGTGGCCATCGCCAGTTGGTGCCCATATTGCTGTCGTTGCCGTTCTCAGTGTCCACAAGGTACACCTTCGATAATGGCCCCCGTGGGACATTTTGCAGGGCAACGAACTCACTGAGATTTTTGGGAAATAGACTCATTTTATCCTCCTACGCTGTCAGTGTAGCAAACGGGAACCGTGAGGCTTCCGTTTCCTGCATTCTGTTTATGGGGTTGGGCAAAGCGAAGCCCAAGCGCATGACCGCTCTTAGCGCAACCATATCCTGCTGAGCCAGGTTGTAGATGATGTTTCCGCTCCCATCCTGGATTACGGCCTCGGTCAAGACCTTGTACGTGATGTCTTGCCTACTCGCCCAGAGGAGTTGATTCCACTGGCCCGCGATGAGGTAGTAAGTGGACGAAATCGCGCCGTTGGTCGGGAACAGGCAAGGTGCACCGTCCAACTCATAGGTGTTTGCGCCCTGCATTGACCTGGTGAAAATCGGCATGCCGTTGGAGTCTCGCACGTTGCGCAACTTGCGTTTCATAGAGGTGTGGGCAATGCTGCCAGTGACCATAAATCCATCGGCTTCGACCAACCCAAAAAGGCCCGCCGCCGCTGCCCCGGTTTCTCCCAGGATAGCTTCGTACATGTCCGTATAGGCCGCCAAACCCCAGTGATGATACCCGCCGCTCCCAGGTTGGTTGTCCACGACGCTGGGATGTTGGTACCGTAGAGTACCGCTTGATCTATCGCGATTCCAAAAGCCTCTTCAAGTTGCGGCCTCACCTCGCTCCAGATGTCATAATCCACGTCGTCAAGTACGGCCTCAGGAATGGGGATAATGCAGGCCAATTCTTCAGCATCGATGTACTTGTTTTCCCAGTTCAGTTCACTGGATTGCTTCAATCCCGTGTCGCCTGTCACGAAATAGGCCGTCGCCAGCGCCGAGATTATCGGCATCCGCCGCTGCGCCCTCGGCATATCCGGCAAGCGCTTGGCCAGCGAAAGCACCGCACTCTGTTGCGGGACGTTCGTGATGATTTCCTTAGTCACGTCCTCGGGAATGAGCGCCGCCGCATCCGTCCTCGAAATCATACTATTGTAAGGCATTTAGCCCTCCTCATTTTCGTCTCATGTTGTTCGCCCTGCCGACCTACGAATAAACGTGTTCATGTCTTTGGCAGGATCAGGTTGCGTGTCCGTTCCGTCCCCTGCATTTCCGGGAGGTGTTGAAGTTTTCCCGAATAGCTCAGGGTAGGATTGTTTCAACGTGTCGAAATTGACTTGGCCGCGCCGGTCAAACATCTCATCCTGCACCGCCACCGTATAAGCCAATTTCAGATTAGTCACACCCGCCGCGTGTGCGGCCTCGTAAAAATCAGTCTGTTGCTCAGCGCTGCTCAATTTGTCGGCAATCCCTACCAATTCCTTTTGAGCGTCGCTGTCTTTTTCGGCCTTGGCTGCCAAGTCTCTCACTTGCTTTTCAAGGCCCTTCCGAGTATCTCTCTCAGAGGTCAGCGCCGATTTCAACCCCTTGGTGTGACCGTCCAACAATCCCTTGACTTCGTTCGGTTGCTCTCCCAGCCACCTGTCAAAGGTCAAAGGCTCCTGCGTTTCTTGTTCTTGTGTTTCTTGCTCTTGCGTTCCTGCCGTTTCCTGGTCTGGCATCTCGCCCTATCCTTTCGCGCATCTCACGCTTAATGTATCAAATCTTTGAGGGGAGTTGGCTGTACACTATCCCCCCAAGTTGAGTCCTTTCGCACTGTGACAAGTTGATCTAGACTGAATTGTCCATCCCGCCAGGCATCATACCGCCCCCGGCCTAGGATAGAAACTTGAGTCGCCTCACCTTGGCGTTTAAACCACTCCGGCCCCTTTTCCCACTGGACTTCGGGCATCCCCCTGATGATGGGGACCATCGTACACCGCCCGGAAGGGTGTTCCCGAAGATGCTGCTTTACTGAGTACCGCTCCCCTTCCGCCATCAGACACGCAGGGCATACATGCCCGTCGTGGGTTGCTAGCCGCTTGAAGCCCTCTACCACACCGCTGTACTCGTACTGTTGCCGGCCCGCTTCCCGGTATACTCTAAGCTGTTCGGTGCGAGCGATATTGAGCATCCGGTTAAGGCCCTGGGTCGTGCCCTGCCTCATCCTACGCGCCGTCTCACGCGGATTAATTCCCAGTGCCGTAGAGCGGATCAATTCATTCGTGAGCCCCGCCGCGCTATCTCCCCATGTCGTTTTCAACAACGCCTTGAGCGGTGACCCGTCGCCCGCAAGCCCAACCATATTTTCAATAGCTTCCACGTCCATGGGCAATACATCAAAATGCACACCCAGACCGGGGACACTGACCTGCGTTGCCATAGCCGCATGCTGAATTCCCATCGCGCCAAGCTGAGACTGATTCTCCACAATGAGCCTTTCCGCATACTCAGTATACGAGGCTAGCTCTTGTTGTAATTGAGCCTGCAAAGATTGGTAACGTCTCATCCGCCATAATTTAGCCTGACTGATTGCTCTACCCTCCGCTGCCTCTCGTGCCAATTCGTCGGCCATCGCTTGAATTTGACTCTCCAAAGCGTCTTCCAGTCCAAGCCACTGTTTGGCCATATCCTGCATTTGCACCTGTTCCCTGGCCAGCAAATCAAGTTTGAATTGGCGCATGACCTGGACCACGAGAGGATCAGGCATTTTGATCAAATCTCCGTTGGGTTTCTGCCAACGCACTGGCCAATCCCGTTTGGGCCGCGGCCGTTTCTTGTGCCTTGTCGTTTTCCATTCGTTGCAATCGCTCTTTAGTCCATCCCTCATCACGTAGCGTGGTAGTGAGCGGGATCCCCGACCTCACATTAATCTCCCTAATCTCCGCCTGCGTCCTGGGTTGCACCGTTTCCGGCTTCTCAAAAATTGGCGTGATTTCCATCTCACTCACTTGCACGCCCTGGACCTGGAGAGCAAACGCGGCAACCTTGCGCCAGGTCGACGTAAGCCGCGCAATCCTATCCTTCGCCTTTTTATTCAACGGGGCTTCCATCGCTATCAGTGCCTCCCCGCTCGGATCCCCACCCTGGGCGAAAAAGTAGTGTTTGGGCGTGCGCGTGATAATCCCGATAGCTAGGGAAAGTTTGTCAATGGCTTTCAAATAATTGCTCAAATCCGTCGCGCTGAATTCCCCGACCTGGGTCTGTTGCCCTATCCCGTCGCCCGCTGGAAGAGACCAAATCTCGTTGGGCGCGTTTTTCAGCTTGCCTAGAATTTCAGCATTGGAAATGACGTACTTCTGCTTGAGTGCGCCAAATTCGGCGGCGACCATCATATCGAGCAAAAGCTTATTGATCCCATTTTGCAATGGTATCGCGTTATCCAATTCACTCTTAATCGTTCGTCGCTCAGTGCGAAAATGAAAAACCGGAATCTCCCCATAGGGATTTTCCGCCGTGGGCATCTCCTCATCCGGCTGAAACGCTTTCGCGCTGCTGATATTCTCGGCCTTTTTGTTGCTCTTGTAATACTCAAGCCGGTCGGGGTAGTAGAGGGTCAGCCGCCTGTACCCGTCCACGTCATCCCACCATTTAGCCGCGAATGATTTCCTGCGAGGGTTTTCAGCGTCATAAAAAATGTGGCATAGGCGGGAATCGTTGTAATAGGCTTGAATTTCCCCATCTTCACTTGGCCAGACAATCAAGAACGCCTCTCCGGTGACAAACGTACACAAATGAGCGTCGTCCGCTTCAAGATTTAGCTCTACGCTGTCCCAAAGCGAATCCAGTTTTTGGGTTGTAGCGTCGTCGCCCGCGGTAAAGCCACTCAGTATCACGCGATCAGCGATTGAGTCGACCACCACCGCGCACCAGTTTTCAATGAATTTGGCGTCTAGACCAGCAAAGATTTCTTCAAGCCGCTTATTCGTGTAGACAAGCGGGTGGTCCCCATCGTAGTACGCCCAAAGGGTTTTGTAAGTGGCGGTCTTATTACTGAGCGCTTTGTACGCTCTCTCTAGGTCGATTGCCATTATCCTTGGTAGCTCCGTACATCTCGTTTCGGTCTCTGTTGAATCGCCAGCGTCGCCAGTACATAGCTATCTGCTAAATCGTCCATTTCTCCCTCTGGTGCCCTTAGTGTACTTCCCTCGATGCTGGCCAACTGAGTATAGGTGTCAAAGCTGTGGATGATTGTCTCTTGATCCCTGAAGGCATCGGCCCCCGCGTCGTACATTAGAGCCTTGCCCTTCGTCGTGCTATGCCAACCCTCACGCCGGTCATGACCCGGCAATCGTTTAAGTCGAGAATTGTCTTTGAGCCAGAGCAAAACAGCATGGCCGTGATTATTGCGTTCTACCATCAAAGAAGCGTTGTTGTAATACCTCCCAATTGTGTCCGCATGTGCTGCTAAAGTTGATGGCTGGAATTTGCCCCTGAGCTTAGCGACTTCCTCACCTGTTCTGATATCCAGCACTATCAGCGCGCTATCGTCGCTTGTCGGGTTGCCCTCTGCCGGGTCCGCTCCTATCCCGTAGGTATGCCCCGCCTCTGGCTCTCGATAGATTGTCAATCCTGGTATAGCTGGTGAGCCTGGCGGTTCAATCGGTCTTTGCTCTACATAGCATCGTTCCAACCAGGCGGGCGCGATTCGTTTGTCTAATGTTCTGGCGGAGAGAGCCTCGGTATCAGTCGCCGGGTATTGCTCATGCAAGTCATCCAACGAACCCGTCCGGTGCAAAACGTCCGCCTTTTGCGCCTCGTACCATTCCCAGCTTCTATCAGGTCTGGCCTGCCAAGGTAAGAAAATCGCTACCCAATTATTCAACTTTTGCTTGGCTGCCCGGTAGACGTTCTTGAATTCGCTCTGAGGCTTGCTCTTTTCTGATCTACTGAGCAAAATCATCCGCCCGCCTGCATCAATGGTTGGCTTGACGGACCGCATCAGTCGCCCCAGATCAGGGATTAAATCGGCTTCGTCTACAATCGCTAGACTGGCCGTGTAACTATCCCCCGCTGTTGTTGGAAAGGCCCGCGCCACGCTACCATTACTGAGTTGGAATTCGTGATCGTTATCCTCAACAACCGCCCTGGCTTGCATCCAACGAGGGAGACGTTTGTACATTTCCTTCAGCCGGTCCGAGAGCAAATATACCGATTCAGTATCGCGCCGACTGAAGAGCAATATGGTTGATGCTGGCCTGAAGAGCATCAGCCAGAGAGCAAAGCCCAGTACCAGCCACGTCATGCCAAGTTGCCGCGCTTTGAGAATGACTATTAGCAGATTGTTAAAGATCGTGATAAGTGCTCTGGCCTGCAAAGGCCATAAACGAAAACCAATCCAGTCGCGTTCTATGGCATCGTAAATGCGACAATAATCGTCGATAAAATAGCTTGGCGATTCAGAGCATTTGAGCCATTCAACCGTTTCATTCGTCTCCGTCGTCATCCCCAAACCGCTCTTGTTGCCACTCTTCTAATTCCGCTCTGGCTTGTGCATACTCATCAGACGTAATATTCACCGTCTGC